AACTCTTTTACTAATTGTGCTCTAGATATTGCCATGCTTTATACTCCTGTTGTTGAAACTGTACCTTGGGCAATAGAGCCGTTCGGTGCATTAAAGTGATTATTAATACGTACGATCAACGGAATACCTGCTGCTGTAAAGTCAGAGTTTTCAGGATCTTCTTGAATACCTACAATACGTAAAGCAAGTCCAGCAGTAGCTGCAATAGTATCTAAGTCTGCTGTTGCAGTAGAAATACCTGTAGTATTATTACCACTGTTACCATTTGCTAAAGCTATATTAGCAAAAACAGCAGCTCTAATTTCAGATTCTTCGTTTGCTCCAGCAACAACATTTGAAGTTGCTATTACAAATAATTGCATTGGATCGTCATAAATGAATGCCTTTACTGGATGATTAGTATCAGCTCCAGATCCAGGCCAGTTGTTAGAGAAAATTCTTTCTCCTGTGGTACTAGAAACATATTCGCAACCATAGAAAACACCTAAGATAGAAACTGTTCCACCTGCTGCTGCTTGAAGGTCGTCAATAAACCCAGTAGCTAGAGGTATTACAGGCATCCCTTGGTAAATTCTATTGGTGTTTCCTGCGGCTATTCTGTATTCAGTAGTACCAGTAGTGTTGTAACTTGAACCTAATCTTGCTAAAGGTCTCAAGCCAAACGATACATTAGTATTAGCCATTTTTTATTTCCTTAAAAAATAATTATAAAAACTCTCATTTCTTTCGAGAGCCACCAAAACTTACCCTAGATTGTCTGTCAATATTGACAGGCATCTCAGGACGTTGTTCCCTTAGAATGTCGTTATCAACGGATTTTACTTGATCAGCAGTAATTTTTTGAAAATAATTTCTGCGTTGCTCGACTACTTCTTCAGGTATCCTTGCCAACACAAGGCCACCAACCCCGATCAACCCCTGATATTGGCCTTGTTGCACAACTGGATAATCATGATCGCCGAGTTGGTTTTTTATTTCTTCAGCTCTTACGAACTCCCAACCCTCTCTTAGTTTTTTTGATACATTACCGGTATCCATAAAACCAATACTTTCTGTTCTTATCCAACGATGTTTAAAACCTTTTGGTGCAGGAGGTGCATCCAGACTTGATGGAGGAGTCCAAGGTTTAAGTCTTTCTTTTCTTTCACCCGACTCGCGTGAGGTTCTATTTATTTTATCATTCATATTATTGCTCCTTCACGTATTTAGCGTATTCTTCTATAGGCACACCTAAACTTTTAGCTATTGCTACCTGTGAACGTGTGAGTTTCACAGTTCTGCGTCCTTGCTGTTTACGCCCCGCTGAGGCAACAGTTTGAACTGGTCGTTCTTTTACAAACTTATTTGGGAAATAATCCCTCATTTGTTTATCTACTTCAGCATAATACTCTTCGCTTTCTGCGTCAAACCCCTTTTGAATTAAATCTTCATGTATACCAAAAGCTGCATTTGTCATCGCTTTGTCTTGACCAAACCAAGTATTGTTTGTAGCCCACTCTTGTGCACGAGGACTAGGCTGAGGTGAAGCAGGTTGTTGTTCTGGCTGTTGTTGCTCTTCTTGTTCTTGTTTTTTAATACTTTCTAACTCATCTTTTTTATATTTTGCTTTTTCTTTTTCAACAGCAAGTCTTGTTAAATTTTGGTTAGCATCCATCATTTTATCGTAGTCATTAGCTTCCATAGCATTACGAAGTTGAGTTTTTACTTTTTCTGTTTCTACATCTACTCTGTTTTCATATTCTTTTACATACGCATCATCTGTTTGATGCAAAGTAGATTCTACTTTTTGATATTTAGCTTGTAATCCTTTTGCATAATCTAGAGCTGCTTTTTCTCTTCTTTCAGCTTCTCTCATTTTTCTGGTAAGTTGATTTATTCTTTTTTGAACACTATCAGAATGCTCTTGTAAATTATCTTCTTTAGGTTCTTCTTTAACAACAGCTTTTTCTTCCTTAGCTTGGTTGTGTCCAGTATATCCTAAATCGACAGTCTCTAACTTTGTATCTTCTGTTGTAGGTGTTACTTTTTCATCTACTTGAATTTCTTGTTCCTCATAATTATCTGTATCTAATTCTACTTGTTGCTCTTGTGCCATAACTACTCCTTAAAATAGTGCGAGGATATCCTCGGGTTTTTTTATTGTACCAATAATCTCATCATCGTTTAAAATTCTGTGTTCGCCATAATTTGTTTTAAATCTTGCTCCAGCATATCTTCCATATATAACAAATTGTCCTTCTTTACACCAAGGACCTCCTGGAAATTTTTCTTTGTCTAAATAACAAAGTTCTCCCATCTTTACCACTAATCCTACTACTGTGGTTACTTCTTTTGTTTCTTGCGTTTTATCTGTTAATATTATACCACCTTTAGTTTTGGCTTTGCCAGTCCATGGTCTTACAAGAAGTCTATATCCTACTGGATCTGGTATGGTATCTAAATATGTTTTTGTTTCTTCTGGTCCTTTTGGTATTTTAATTTCGTCTTTTAACTTTAACATCGTCATAAATCATGTTCCTTTTTAAGCAGGTCATTCAAGTCCTGAAGCAACGACTCTAATGCGTTGATCTTACCTCTAGCATATTGTAAATTTTCTACTGTGTCTACACCATAAATAATATCTTCTTTATATTTATCTAAACTTTTTTTAATTATTGCCCTTATATCTTGAATGGTATCTATATCTTGCATGTTAAAAAATATTTAAATTTCTAAAAATCCAACGCCAAGAAGCCGAACGAATTACCGATATGACAGTAAAAATCAAAGCTATACCTATGCTATCGTATATATCAGGGTAGAGACCAAACATAGGAAAGATATACATTTGAATTAAAATAGCAATTAAAAATCCACTACCTACATCTATGATACTGTGTACTAAATCTCTTTTCATTTCTTAAGTATTTTTGTATCAGTTTTTTTCAACTTGTCAAATGATCTAAGTCCTCCGATTCCTAGCATGCCGAGCAAAAGCGGCATCATAATCGACATGTCAGCTTGAGGAATTGTAATTCCAAAGCCTGCACAAATAGGAGCTATCATAAAATTTATTGCTAAAGACAACGCACATATCCACCCAACGAGAGGCCTCCAACTTGACTGAAACCAATTACCTTTTGCCTCTTCGGTGTTCAATTTTATTTGAGCTAAGGCTAACTCTTGTGCATGTCTTTCTGCCATGGTGGATATTTCGTGGCTTAGTTGAGCTGCTTT